GTATCTGCCGTTAGTTATCTGATTGTTTGTTATGCTCAGAGAAGAAACATTGTTGAGCACCCTTATACCGTCTATTGACGTATTACCAGCGGCAATTTGTATGATGTTATTTGATACAATCATATTGCTAACTACCATGCCAACTGGAGCGACGATTTCAATTCCATTTGCATCCGCGCTTGTGATGTATATTTGGTTGTTGGAGAACGTGATGTCTGGTGCAAATATTGATACACCGGAAAATGAGTATACGTCCTTTGCCATATCGATGATATTTCCCGTAGCCAAGCACCCGGGGGATTGTAGCTTCATGCCGCGTTTTTGACACCTGTACATATAATTGTTAGTGATACGCACATTTGCCCTTGTACTTTTGTAAGTGTCGTTCGTGTTTACATGTATGTCTTGTATAACAATTCCATCAGAATCAAATACATCCGGAACGCCAGTGTTTGAAGTGATTTCTTCTATGCGATTCCCATTGATCAAAACATCAGTAGTATCCGGTTCGGTAGAGGTGGACTTACTAATAAGTATTCCACGAGAAATACCTGTGCCGTATGACGCGCTAACATGGTGAACGTAGTTTCCTTCAACGAGTAGGTGATCAGCGCCACCATTTGCCCAAATCCCAACTGATTGACCTTGTACGCCGGCTGTCTGCGTAATGAATTTGATCTCGTTATTACGCACTGCTACATGCTTACAATTTTGATTAATTCGAATTCCGCGATTCGCCTTGCTGTTACCGTCGAATGTCAGTCCATCGACAGTTACATTGGAAGCATTGATCACAAGTACCAAATCCATGCCGTTAGTATCACATTTAAGCACCGCACCAACTTCTGCAAATATAGATACCGTTGTTGTGAAACCAGAGAGTATACGATAGGTTCCTCTCGGAAAATACAATGGCTTACCAACGCTGAGGGCTGCGGAATGAGCTAAGTTGAGAGCGGTGATGTCGTCAGTCGTACCATTCCCTGTTGCGTAGTCCATGACGTTAATGTATCTAATCGTGCCATCTCTACCAGGTTCGCCTTTTTCGCCTTTTGGCCCTTGCGTTCCACCACCGCTAATTACAACTTCAGCCACTTTAGATTCCGTAAACTTCTTCCCTGCAGCGTAGGTAAGTATGTCCATTACGACACAGCCTTTCCTTTAACCGTGACATTCCCGCCTGATATTGCAGATATACGGGATCGAAAGGAAACTAATCCCGTTACATCAAATTGCCAAAGCTCATCTTTATTTGCGGTTTGTGAGCCCGTAGTTAAATCCTGCAGCTTAACACCTTGTATGGCATACCACGCGCCACTCGTGCTTGCTCCTTCAAAAACTATCGTCCTGCTTGTGCTTGTTCCGTATATTTCGAGAGTTAAGGTTTTTAAATTACCAACAGAAATAGCCGTACCATTTCCCACTGCGCTTACTGCATTTTGTAAGATAGCATCTTCAACGATGCTGCCCGTTAGCACCTTTGGCTTAGATGTCGTATCCGATCCAGTGACCCAATCAGAAACCCTTTTCCACTTGTCGTACAAATCATTAAGCGTAATGAATGCCATTAGTTAACCGCCCCCTTTGCCTCTGTGCGGGCTTGCAAGTAACCTTGGTATGTCAACTCTGTTTTAGTTATGCGGGCGCTCATGTCGCCACCATAGGTGTTCTCTATTGCTATAACATCGGATAGCTCATGCGCTGGATTACCGCGCCAGTTGACGGAATATTTCGCTCTGTATTGTTTCTGAGCAAGTATCCAATTAGCGACCGCTATAGCAACCGCTGATGTATTTATTAAAGTGTTTTCCTCAAGCTTAAGAGTGTCGCCAAGGTCAACGCCTGACGCGCTCACTGAGGCTACAACAGACGTTTCGAGGTTTGTCCAGTACGTAACATCAACTTGCTTTACAATGCGTTCTAGCTCAATCTTGGGCTCGTTGTAGATGTTGTCGAAATCAACTCGATCAACCGGAGAACTATATGGCAGTTGCTTGATCGTTATAATGTTTTCCCGAGTTACGTATATATTGCACCGTCCAGCTATAGCGATCATCTGCAGGAGTGTTTTGCAGTCAACCTTTTTAGCGATGCAATTAGTCGTTATTGATTTAAGAGCAATGTCAATTGCATAATTGGCGATGCCGCATCTAGTGAATACGATAACGGCCAGATCGTATAGCGTACGAGTGATAGGCGTAAGTTGTTCGTAATCGAAATTAGCCATGAGGTCAAGGTTTGTTCTAGCTGTAAATGTGGCGGTTAATGATCCTTCTTCGCTCATCCATTCCCAGAGTAAGTAATTCCCAAGCGGTACATATTCGATCTTACCGTTTTCAAGTTCCACGCCTAAATCTGCGATTACTTGTTGCCGCTGCTGGAGGTATTTATAAAAGCCTGTTGGATTCAAAATGTTAAATAATCTTTCCGAGTTATCGACGGTGAATCTAAACTCTGGCGAAGGGAGTTGTCCGCTTGTCATGTCCATCTCTTCGATGAGATTGCACGAAATAAGCGAATCGTCGTTGTAGGTGATAAGAAAACCAAAATCAAGTTCAAGCACCCGAGCCCGTCGATTGCCGACACTCCATTTTGTTATAGTCAATATTATTTTTTTGTACCATAAAAACTGACCGAGAAAAGCGCGTGTTGTTTCGGTGTTACCCGTGACGTTAACGCTATCGATCAGCCCTCCAGAAGCGTTGTAGGCGCTCAGGTTGAAGTCTGTAGCGTATTCGTTGTTAGATGTGTCAAAAGTAACTGTGAGGCCTGCGCTTGAGTGATTAGTACCGAAATTGACCGTTATGGTTTGTGGCACCGTGAACGTCCCTGCTGCATTACAAAGTACGGAGCTAACAAAACCAACCTCGCCGTTATTCGCTGGAGTTACATCATCAGCAAAAGAAAAAGAACCGTCCAGCTTGAAACGGTCCTGTTCAAGTGTGGCGAGGTTGGTCTTCGCTTCCCTGACGTTATTGTTTATCTGTGCCTTTTGGCTAATAGAAGCGAGCTCAGTTGTTGTTGCGATGCTCGTTACATCATCAGCAGCGGTGACATCTGAAATGTCGAAGGTGATGCGAGCGCTAACCGTTCGGACAGGCGCATAAACCGCATCTTTATATGCTTGTGATGTTGGATACATGCGCCCACCTACCTTTCGATTATGTTGAATTTTACATCCTTGTATCTTGGAACTCCGTTACGATAATCCATAATCGGCATGCTCCTACCACCTTTATAGAACGTTGCCGTTCTAAGTGCGTTAGAGACGGGATCGATATAAGTGACATTGAAGAATTGTGGTTTTATGGCCGTTAGTAATTTTGATAATTGCGTTGCACTAAGGTATGCCCATGAAAGCTCAATCTTGGCTTTTGTGGCTATATGTTCGCCAATCATTGTTGCTCTAGCATTCCGTTCCCACTTACCAATATCTTCTTCTCCGGGCGTCATCGCAGAGGGGCTTGGCATATCAACCCCATTAACCTTTAATAGAGGCATCGCCACCCCTCCTTATGTCGACTTGATCAAAGAGCCACCGATGCGGTTGTTCTCTTTTGCGGTATATTGTTGGATCGCTCTGGCGATTGTAACGCCGTCAATTTGGATAACAGTGTCGCCTTTGTTGTTGTCGCTTTGCCCCATTTGCATAGCATTCATTACGGCCGTTCCCAGCGCTGCCGCAATCTTATCGGTGAATGATGTGTTTTCTAATGGGACCACCATTTCAGCCCCGGCTTCACCGGCAACGAAATTACCAAAGTTTGTGGCTCCGTCGACAATACCACCTCTTGCGAGACGAGGTATTTTAGGGATGTTAACGCCAAAAGACTGCCCTCCCATCCAATCAGGTAGATCGATGCTTAGGCTATTCAACCCTGAGATGACTGAATTAATTCCATCAATAATCTGATTAAGTGGGAATTTAACGATCGACCACAAGCTATCAAAAACACCTTTGAAAATCTTCTTGACGCCTTCCCACGCTTTTTCCCAGTCTCCAGTAAATACACCAGTGATGAAGTTCATTAGGCCGATGAAGATTTCTTTTATACCGTTGATAATGCCGCCAATTGTTTTGAAAACATTATCAAACACACCAAGAAACACTTCGCCGAGATAAGTGGCAAGTGGTTTAAGAACGCTTTTCCAAAGGTATTCAATAACCTTCACTGCGTCCTGCCATATTGGCAACATGGTACCGCTCAAGAATTTTCCGAGTGGGACAAAGACCTTCTCCCATAGGAACGTCAATACCGCCGAAATGGCTTCGACAGCTGGACCGAACATTTCCTTGAGTGCTTTACCGAGTGGAACAAGAACATTCTCCCAAAATGACTTGGCTATTTTCGAAACAATCTCGAAGGCAACAGCTAGAACGTCTTTTAGAATTGCTGCCAGTGGAGTGATGACCGTTTTATAAAAGGTTGTTAAAAATGACCCCATTGGAACGAGCACATTTTTCCAAACCCATTCAGCGGCAACCTTTAAGGCATTCCATGCCGCTACGAATACGTCACCTAGGAATCTGCCTAGCGGGACAAGAACATCAGTCCAAAGCCATTTAGCTACATCACCAATCTTTTGCAGAATTCCATCGACAACACCACGAAATCCCTCATTCGTCCGGTAGAAATATACAAAGGCAGCAACTAAAGCGGCTATTGCTATAACAATTAAACCTATCGGCGAGAGGATCAGACCAAACACAGCCCCTAGTCCGCTAAGAGCTGTCCTTATTCCAGATATAATACCAGCCCAGTTATTGGCGATAAACACCAAGGAAAATGCGGTTCCAATGCCAGCTAATGCAGATATGATGATGTCCTTGTTATTAACGATAAAGTCTCGCATTTCTCCGAATGCAGTTTTCACTCTTTCAGCCATTTCCTTAGCCTTATCTGCAACGCTAGTCATAGAGTCGGAGACACCGGATAGTAATCCAGAAGTGTCGCCCAGCGACGGAGCAAAGTCTGCCATTCCAGCGGAATTGTCTGCGCCAGACCCACCACTTCCGAGTGTGTTAACCTCATCAAAGCCAGCCACTGAACTTGCGGCTTTCTTGGCGGACTTTCCAGCGTCTTCGTATGCGTCGCTAAGACCGCCGACTGCGGCCACTTGGTTTGATGTGGCATCAGTACTCGCTTTTGACGACCCGAATATCGCGCTTACGAATGCTCTTGCATACTGGGCAGCTGTCAAAAAAGCATTGGCAACAGCACGTATGGTGGGGAGCAGCGCTTGTAGGATCGGGAGTATACCACGACCTATTTCCATTTTTATGGAGTCGAAAGTATATCTCAACTGCTTCATTTGCCCCTGAGGAGTCTTACCTAACTCCTCATTCATTTTTCCGATCGAGCCCTCAACAATCTCGGCCAATAAGGATACTCGTTGTGCTTCGCTACCATACTTGAGCATCTTTTCCTCGGCCTTACTAAACGTAAAGCCATAACGCTTGAGGGCTCCGGTCTGACCATCCAATACTTTACCGAGCATTGTAGCCATTGACGTAGCTTGCTCTGCAGATGCAGACATGCCATATTGTTGCGCGATTAGATCATTAAGCGTGGGCATGATTGCCTTTAACCCCGCTGCGCTGTCTAAGTATGTGGCAAGCTCTTGTGCAGCAGAAGTCTGTGCCACTACATCGACAACTCCAATTCCCTCCTGCGCATTAATCAGATCCTTTACCGACCTAATCGCATCATCTGTGGCACCCATCCTCGACCGCATTACTGTCGCGAGCTTTGCTTCATTGACGGCCATCTGATTCGACGCTTCGTATGACGCCTTTCCAAAATCGACGATCTTTTTCACAGCAAAAGCAGCGGCGAATGCGCCAGCCATCTTTTTCAGCGAACTGCTCATCCCACTTTGGAAATTTTTCATGTCTCGGTTTGCCTTCTTCATCCCGGCATTCATTCCAGAGAAATCAGCACCTGCACGGACAATTAACTGCTTGACTACGGCGATGACAGTCGCCCCCTTTCTCACGCGAAAAAGAGCGACCTTAGTCGCCCTCTAGAATGTCTCACCGCCTAAAGCGGCGTTCCATTTCTTAATTTGTTCAAACATCTCTTCATCTGTTTGTTCTTTCTTTTCCACTTCCAATTTGACTCCGAATGCATCTTCGAAGGTTGGGAATTTTTTCAGAAGCGGAAGCTTTGCACCCATGTACGTGAGTATCATATTGAACTTTTGATCCTCGTCTTTAGCCCGATAGAACTCCTCGATATGCATATTAAGCTCGGCGGGAGTCATATCGTCATATGCAGTCTTACTTATCCCTACGCGGGTCGCTAACCTTAGGCTTTCCTTCCAGCTCCACGGCGTTGAGCTCGATTCTGCGCCGGCTGAATTGGCGCTGGCAAGTTTCCCTCCGCCATTCCACCAAACGATGCTTCAAACGCTTCTTGCATTTTTTCGATGACGTGAACATATTTAGGTGCTTTATCTAATAAATCCTCCATCTGTTCAAGTTCCAAGGCCTCACCATTATTTTGCGCATCAGCCAAGATACCGCAGTAGATGAACACTTCGATTTGTTCGAAGTCAACACCACCAGCCTCTAAATCTTCCAGTGATCTGCCTGTCAATGCTGATAGCTTTTTTAATGCTTTATGACCAAAGCGTATTTCACGCGGTTTATCGAGTTGAATGATTATTACGTCGTTATCGTTGCTCACGAAATCCCCTCCATTGGGAATAGACCGGAGCGCATAGCCCCGGCCCTGGTTGATTGATTACTGCTTAGGCAGTCTTTATAACCACAACTTCATAAACCTTCTGCGTCTTGCCGTCTTCGTTGGCTAGGATTGTCAGTTTTTTGCCGACACTTAACGCTAATGGGATAGCTGCCGAAGGACTTCCGGAAACGAGATCTTGAGAGAATGCACCATCGATGTACAGTGCGATTTTTTGCCCCGCACCTGTAGCTGTTACAGTCACGCTCGTAGCAGTCACGCCTCCGAAAGAGTAGCTGTTATTGCTTGTGTTAAAGGCAGGTGACAACGTACCTCCTGTGCCCGTGAGCGCAAGTCCAGTTAACCCTGCGCTTGGTGTTAATGCAAGTGTTGGCTTACCGGACACTTTAATAGTGCCTTCAAAGCTGACTGCATCCTCCAAGTCGGCACCTGTCTTAAACCCCGTTACTACCCCTTTGAAAATCCAAGACGCGCCAAGAGCAGCGGGGAAGATAATACTAAAGTCCAAGGTATCTCCGCTTTCAAAAGCATCATACATCGCGGCCTGTCCTAAATTACCGGGTTCGAAAAATCCAGAAATAGGTACTTCTCCAGCATCCTTAAACCCACCGATATAATCGCGGTACCCGCCGCCGCTATCTAGTGTTGTTACATCGATCGTATCTGCGGACAACTCAAGACCGCCGATAGATTTGAGGCCTGCGATAAAGTTAGTACCGATTTTCATTTTCGTTCCGACTGAACGTTTCGCCAAGGATCAACGCCTCCTGTTCTATTCAAAATAAACACTGAAATTAATAATTTTCCGCCAAAGCTTGGGAAGTGGCTCGTACTTCTCAATAGGTTCCTCGTAAGTTACTTCTTGGATGAACGGCCCATCTTCGCCAATTGACCGTAATTCAAAGCTGATGAGTTTATCGATGACCGCGGATTCGAGCGGTTTGAGGTTGGTATAAGTCGATGCAATGACGAACAATTCCACATCAACCTTTTTCAAACCCTGATACCCATCTAAACTTTTAACTCGTGAACCATCACTAGACGAATAAACGACATATGGCGCTTTTAGAGGCTCCTTGTTGACGTCCTTTTCGGGAGCGACAAGTGGGAAAACTTTGTTTATCAGTTGCGGAATCGTCATTAACTCAGCCGTCAACGCCGCTTCGAAATCCATGCGATCACCCTCCCTTCATCACCTTGTCTATTTCTTTTCCTGCCACTCCCACGACCTTAGCTTCAATGGCTGTGGCGTTATTGACAATTGAATCTCGCAGGAAATGGTAGCCCGGAACAAACCCGCCATCGACTGTCATAAATCCGTACTCTTGCGAGGCCGGATAGTACGAGCGTTTACCGTCATTGGATTCGTCCGCAAAGACATCATCCATAGCTGGATCAAATGTTACATCATAGACGGCCTTTCCGGGTTTTGTCTTGCGCTCCTTTTTTAGGACGATACCTTTTTTCAAGTTACCAAGATCCTCGGGAGCGTTGAGTTTTGCCGCTTTGCGCGCAATTGCCGCACCTGAACGGGCGGCTTTGTTGACGACCTTCTGAGGGATCTTTTCAAGGTTCTTCATCATCTTCTCGAGTTCTTTCATGCCGACAATCTCGTTGCGATTAGCCATACGATCATCCCTTCAACGGATAACGGGAGCAGATGAGTTCTATCCTCTCTCCATTTTTCGAAAAGGTTCGAATGATGTAATAAACCGTTTCGCCGTACTTCAATTTGGGCTCATCGTTATATTCAATCGACTGAACCTCGAAGACTATCTCAGGTTTAATCCCTACGGCTGCGGCCTGATAAAACTCCGATTGCCTCACGGATTTCTTGTTGGCAATGATCTCTCTTGGCTCGCCATCAACGTCTATAATTTCGCCGTTCTTTTCCTGTTCCTGTGTCACCGCTATAAGCCCCACAACGTCACGCCACAGCACTATGCATCACCTACCGTATACTCCTGTGATAGCGTCAGGTGAGCCTTTAGGGACTCGTAGGAGCGTTGGAACTTCTCAGCGTCCGGATTATCAAGACCAAAGTTAGCCTTTGCGTAGACGGTTATAGCTCGCCTGATAAGCGAATCGGAATCATCCTCGACCTTAGACGCAAGAACGCCCGAGAGACGTAAGTCATCCCGGGCTGCGGCTATCAAGTCTTCAACTTCCGAATCAAAGGCAGTGGTGCTGACACTAATCCTTAGTGCTTGCTTTACGTTTTGGAGCATCTGGTTTTGTCACTCCCTCTGACGCCGCCGCTCCTCCCTGCTGATCGTCTGGAATAGAAGAAGAGACGACTTCTGTCGCCTCCTCTAAAAATCCCTTTTCTATCAGATAGTTGACGCGGTCAACATCATCAACTGGGTACGTGCTACCCACTCGGTAATATTCACCTGTAATCCTGCAACGGAAATCTACAATGACATTGTTCATATTAGACCGCCGCTACTTTCTTCACGCGTAGGAAGCCGTTTTGTGAAACGACATTTCCGCCCAAGAACACAGAACCGCGATGAGCGATCATCCCTTGCTGGAATTTGTAGTCGGTCGAACGTTGAACGTCCATATCCGAGAAGATAGCCAGCATGTAATTAGACAGAGGACCATACGCCATGCTGTATGAATTAACAGGAGTTCCTGCGATAGAAACGGGCTTGCACACGCTGTTGATGATAAAAGGAATGCTGTCAATTGTGCCGGTATTACCGTTCGTTACAATGTTATGGAACTTCTCGCCAGAAACTGTGCGCAGTTTGGAGAAAGCTTTCAAGTCTTTCTTGTTAAGAATGAGCACTGCAGCATCCTCAACATCCTCGTCTCCACCGAAGGAGAAAATGATCTCGTCAAGTGTTTCATTGTCGATTTTCGAAATTCCCAAATCAGTCGCAGCATCGATTGCAGTTGCAGCAGCAGTAAAGATACCAGCAAGATGGTTCGTGCTTCCGTCACCTACTAGGATCTCACGAGTGATCTTCTTGCGCGTCGCAACAGTGATGCCTTTCATGACTTCTCCGTCATAATCAGCAGCCGGCAACTTATGAATTTCTTCGGAATCTTCTGCATACGCCGTAACCTTTGTTTTGGCGATTTGCGCTTTACCAAAAACGGGCTCAGCCGCAGCATAGTTTGCGCCTTCAGCTGTGTAGTCACCGGTCCCGTAGCCCTTAAGGTAAGGCTGTTCAAAGCTTTCTCCGCCGAGCAACGGTTTATGGGTGACTCGGTCGATAAGGCTGGACACTTCGTTGAAGGTTGGGCGAATGTCGGAAGCTGTATGCTTCGGCATCACCACATTCGAAGATCCAACAGTAACGGAACGATTCTCTTTCAAAGCTTTACCGCGTTCTTCGGCAGCTTTCCGAGCTTCTTTGGCAGGGTCTGGAGTTACTTCTGGTGTGAAAGTGTCCACATGACGAGTTTCAACAGTTCCAGCGGTGATACCAGATGCGATAGCCTTGCGTTTCTCTCTATCAGCCAATCCCTTCTTCTCTGTTTCCAGAGCGCGCAGTTCTGTTTCCAATTCATCCAGGTTTACTTCTCCATCACCTTCAAGTAGAGCACGGATCTCTAATACTCTTGCTTCAATTTGTTGTAAACGATTCATAGTTTTTAGTCCCTCCAATTATTGAGTGAATGATTTTAAGAGCAACTTCCTACGCCGTTCAGCAGCTGCCGCCACTTCTTTCTCCTTCTCAATCTCCATCTCGAAGGCCGAACGCGCTGAAATGGAAGTAGTATCGTAAGCCGGAATATCCACGGCGGACACATCGTAAACCTTTTTAATGCGCAGGATTGTACGAGTACGAGTCTCGGAATCGTAACTCGCTTCCTTGGTTGTGTAGGCGTAGCTCATTCGATCGATGTAGCCGCCTCTGATTTCCTCGTACAGTTTGCGGCCTTCTTCAGTTCCATCGAGTCGTGCGCGAATAAAAAGACCCTTGGAGTCGATTTTCAACTCAAGAGTCTTGTTTCGAGTTCTGGCCATTACCTTGCCGCCGTGATTGTAATTGAATATCACGTCCGACATGTCAGCTTCAGCAAGTGCGGTAGCAGCAACTTTTTCTTTATATTGCATGTCGCTATACTCGTACAGGACGGTGGCCTCATTGAAACGAACTGCGTAACCCTCCACGTATAGAGCTTCCTCGCCATCCTCTCCATCAGTCAAGGCAGCTGCTCGAATCTCAAATTCAAATTCCCGAAACTCTCGATCCTTCCAGCGTTTCTCAGGTGTCGTCTCCATCGTCTTCGCCATTTTCTTCATCACCTCCCTTCACAGGCTCTTTCTTGGGTTTTTCTTTAACTGGTTTAGTGTCAACTGCCGCGGTGTCTAAACGCCTGATAAGCTCGTCACCGCCCTCAACGGGAGCCATATTGAGTGCTTCCCGCCATTCATTTGGTGTCATTGCGCCGCGATCAACCATCTGCATTAGTTCTAGTTTTGTCTTGGCGCTTGCGTATTGCAGACGATTTGCTTCGTATACAATTTCATTTCCATGGGCTTGTTCGGTATCGGTGAACACCTTAGCGGTCAACTCTAGACCTAGCTGTAATGCGATAGGCTCGATGACCGATTCGTAAAATGAATTCCACTCATCTTCGCTGTAGTTGGACAAGACGATCTTTTCATTTGTCCCAAAATACTCATAGATGGCTTGCTTGATTAAGGCCATTTGTTTAGCATCGATTATCTTTGGTTCACCGTTAAGGGGAGTGAAGTCTGCCTTAACGTCGGTTGCTGCCACTCCCCCGTTATTGCCGACACCCATGTAATCACGTACAAAATCTTCCGTTTGTTTACGTCGATCATCCGGATTTAGATTCGTCGAGAATTTCAGGATCCCACGCACAAAGGCGGATGTCTTGATCGCGTTGATGATCCCTTGATTAGTTGCATGGATTAGTTCCAAAGTAGGCAATAGCGCAACTTCGTTTCCATCTCCGAACATCTCACTTGCATTAAAAAATCGACGTAGATGAACCACGTCGACATAGGGTATAGTGAGTATTTTTCCATTTCGAAGATTAAATTTTAGGTACACATCGGTTCCGTGTTCCTCTGCCTCCACTCGGCTATAATCGATCGGGTAGAAGCCTTCAACTTTCCCCGTCATCTCACTGCGGTAGATTAGGAAGAAGGAATTAGACCTCGAAAATAGCTGAGTGACTATTTTGTACATGAATGCGTAGGCATTCATCTTCGGATTCGGTCTGACGCTTAGCAGCCATTCAATTTCGCTATTCGCGTTTTGTATTTTTCCATTCTTTCGTCGAATATGTTTAGGCTTCAGCTTGGCTGCATTTCGCGCAATTGCATCTAATGTCGAACGAACAATTGCGCTGGAATAAGCATCGTCACCAAATGGTGTGAAAATCGGCGCATACCCATTCATGAATATGGATCGAACTGAAGAAGTTATGGCTTTTGCGAAGCGTCCAAATACCTTCTGAAATAACCCTGTTGGTTGCAATGTATCACCTCCCTCAAATAAGCCCCATGTATTCTTCACGATGACGTTCGAGTGCTACATACGCATCCAAAAGAGCCGCAGTACCATCAATTCTGCGGCGTTGGTTTTTACCTTTATGTGGCTGGATCGTTTGATTTTTTAAATCCAAGTCAATAGCCGTGTTTGATAAGCACCACTTATCGATCGGGTTATTATTGTAATTGACCAACTTTGCAGAAAGGTCCGCACCTAAAAGCTTCATCGGTGCAGATAATGTTTGTTTTCCTTGTGCAACTGCCTCCATCGCATTCTTCCCAAAGTGACCTTCCATCTCTTCGACCCAATACAGAGCGGAATAGCGGTCATACCCTATCCATGGAATGTAAATACCTAATTCCGTTTGCACTTCCACGAACCATTGTGTAACGAATTTGTGATGGACGCGATTACCTGGAGTTGTCCGCAATAAACCACGTCGATGCCATTGATCATATTTTATCTTATCCTCCTTGGTTCTCTGTTCTAGTAGATCCTCTGGAAGCCAGTACATCTGCAGGACGTAGATAGTCGGGTCGCCTTTACGCATCACTATTACTTTGGCAGCGGTGAGATCAGTTGTATCAGATAAGTCCGTCCCGCCTATACCATAACGGAATCCCATTTCTTCAACCTTGAATGTCTTCTCGTTATTCAACTGCTCGAACGTCAACCAGGATTCTGTTGATGATTCGCGGACGTTAAAATCCTTGCAAAGTAAATTTGTTACAAGTTCCGGATTAGCCTTAGCTTTATTGACTTTCGTTTCGAGTTGATCGGTTTTCTTAATCGTTCCTAATCCTGGATTAGCCTTAGGCCATGCAGCAGGGTCCGTCCATTCATCTCGTTTATCCAATTCGTAAATGATAGGCAGGAAGCGGTCGTCGTGGTAGCCCTCTGGATCATTAATGCCATTGAGCAGCATTTCTGCTTCATGGTATTTCATATCGTATACAGCTTCACGAACGGTGCCGGCCGTTGTGATCATGACGATCAACGGTTGCTCCCGCGAGCTCGTACCATCCACGATTACATCATAGAGGTTTTTATCCTTCCAAGCGTGTATCTCGTCCAACAAGGCACCGCTAACGTTTAGCCCGTCTAGCGTCTCGCTGTCGGCTCCAAGCGGCTTAAATGAGCTGTCGTTCCAGTCACTCTTGAGCTCGGCCACAAGCGGCTTAATACGTTTGCGAAGCGATGGCGACTTGTTAACCATCCGTTTAGCTTCGAGCCATACGAGCTTCGCCTGATCCTTCTTCGTGGCGCATGCGTAAACTTCGGCCCCAGGCTCACCGTCCGCGATTTGAAGGTATAAGCCAATACCAGAAGCAATAGTCGATTTACCGTTTTTTCTGGCAACAACTAAAAGGACCTCGCGATATTTGCGGGTCCCGTCAATTTTATGGATAAAGCCAAATGTAGCGGCGATGAATGCTTGTTGCCATAACTCTAAATCAATTGGCTTGCCGCCCCACTTACCTTTCGAGTGCTTGCAATAATTCTCAATAAACTCGATGGCATGATTCGCGCGGTTAGGGTCGTATTCGTATACCGACTTTTGGTTATATATATCAGCAGCAAGCTTTCGATATATTCGTCTAACCTTATCGCCAACTGTTACGTTTCCATTTTCAATCTGTGTCCAGTAAGCGAGTACTGGATTATGCGCTAATGGATACTCCTTACGAAGCGCGCTCATCGTCTATTCACAAACTCATCGAACCCGTCATCCTTCGGTGTATTTCCACCGCCACCATCATCTCCTCTTGGAAGCAGGTCAGATAGTTGCTTGATGATCGATTGATAGTTTTTATTCAGTGTGTTGTAAAGACGGGCAACCGGTCGCTCTCGCTCGTATGCCGCCGTTTTCTCTGATTGAGTGAACTGCTCGACATATCCATTTTCGAATAGGTCCATTTCGTACATTTCCAAAGTCACCCGCATGAATGCTGCACGGCGAATTAGACCGTCCGCAATAACCATTTGATCTTCAGGTAACTTTCCGTATGTTTTGCGAAGTCTTTTCTCTTCGATAGTAACTTTCCGTTTAACCTCCCCTTTCTCGCGATTTTTTGCCTTCTGTTCGGCAGTCAATTTCGCCATGACATCACCTCATTTCGGGTAGGGGGGTCTCGCGCGTGTCCTGTGTGTTATTTGAATGAGGCACAACGGTCTTACCGAATGCAATTTTTTCGGTCGTAGAGGGGGGTACACTCACCCGAGCGCTTACCCCGTGTTATTGCTTGTCCTGAATATATAACGCCTCTAAACTGCTCACAGAGCGTCTGGTGATACGTTATCAATCAAAGTTGATCTTCTTCTATCAGTCGATAAGATCGGCCATCTATGCGTGCAATCACATTGGCTTCTCCCTCGAATTCAACCTGATCAACCAAACGTTCCATAATCAGCACATTCGGTTCTCCAGCCTGAAGTTTTAGGGATGTAATGCCTGTTACCTTCTCACCATTAAGAAGAACTGTAGCAAAACCATGACCGTGAGATTTAATCTGCACATTCATTGTCCGAACCCTCCACTGTAAACTGTTTTATCTGGCCCGTTAGCAAGGTCAACGCCGCCGATGTATTCTTTTCCATCAACCATAAAGAGAATCGGTTCGTCCATATTATTTCGTTTGAATTCATCCCACTGTCCTTCGTGGTTAACGGAATCTATCATCTCCTCATTAACCCCAAATATCTTGTATACCTGTTCTTGTAATGCTGATTCGTTATTCATAACTCATCACCATTCTCATCTCTCAAAGGGATTGATACCTTGTAAAATGGGTTTCCGCCTAGGTCTACGTTCTCCATTGAAGACTTCAACCCCAGATCCTTCTCGATGCTGTCGCATACTCTCTCTATGCGATCTTCACCAGCCTTGACGGTAATCATATTGCCATCACGCAGCTTAATGAGCCTATCTAGGTAATCCATCTTTCTTTCTACTTCCCAAGATTTTACGGTTAGTGGTTTGTTACCTGTCTCCATCGTTATCTCTCCATTCGTTTGATTGTTTTAGGCATAATAAAAAGTCACTCATCTGAGCAACTTTGATAATTTAACGTTAATCCAATCGACAAGCTTATTGATCCTCAATTCAGTGCAGACGATTAGAAGTAATCCTTTGACTGCCACCCCGAGTTCATGTGCTGCTTCAGAAGTGTTGGTTGGTTTCATTTCATTCGCTCCTTTGTTGCTTATTTTGGACAAAAGAAAAAGCCACTCATTTGAGTGACTCTTGCGTTAATGAATACTATCCTCGCAGTGCTTATCTGTTGTATCTTCGATCATTGCATGCACTGTGATACATATCGCAACGAAGTGTGCCGTCGTCATCTCGAAGTTGCTCACACTCTGAACAACATGCGGCATCTTCAACTGGCTTCTTACCGCCATCCATCAGTATCACCTACCTGAACGAGATTTCCTTCACCATCAAACATTAGTCCCTCAGCAACAACCGGTTCATGGCTGCCGTGATGCTCACCGTTGTGACAGTCTTGGCAAAGATACTCAAGTAATTCATGATTAAGCGATATGCTTGGATCGTTTATGTTCTGAGGTGTTAAATATACTTTGTGGTGCAATATCTTACCCGGCTTTGGACATCTCTCACATAAGCCAAATACTTTCGCAATATACGATTCTCGGCACTTCTTCCATGCTACCGAGTTATACAGTCTCTTCGCAAATTCTTGAGCCATCAGTAATTATCCGTAGCTCCACCGTTAATCTTGATCGTAATAGTCCGGGTTCCGTTCAATTTTATTTCCAACGGGTCGGTAAGGTCGCAACCATTTTCCATGTGAACCTCGTGTGAATGGCTTTCAATAATTAGCTCCCTAATATCAGACAACATATTTTCGAGTATTCGTAAGTCAATCCCCGTTTTACTCAAAGTTTGATCACCCTTTCTAGCAAGCTCTTTGTTCTAATGTTCTAACTCTCGTTCTATATCCTCCATAACCATCCTCATATGCAGATCCAAATCAGTTTGCGAAATCTCGTACTCATCACGGCGCCCGAATAGCGAATATTGATACCGTCTCTCTCCAATCGGATTATCTTGCACACACATTTTATTTGCCCTCATGCTAGCCTTGGACTTATTTAGTTCGGCTACGATCATCCTGCCTAAAGCTTTGGCTGCCATTAGCGGGATGCCCTTTACCCTTTCAACTTCTCTCTTCGCGTCCTCAAGTATCGTCAATAAGGCGATATGGCTTTTTAGAGAGATGATGGGATCAAAACCGTTCATTGAGATCACCCTTTGTTATTTTGGTGACCCTATTATACACGAACGGTTGTTCTTATATCCAGTTCAACTGGTCGCAAGCCCTGCCTATAACCCCGCACTAACCTCCACTCAACTTCCTGTCAGCCCACTTCATAAACTTTTTGCACAAGCTCTCTACCTCGATAACAATTCCAGTAAGCAGAATTGCTAATCCGATTAAGTAAAAGATGACCGTATCCACGCCATTGGTTCCCATCCTTATCCCCTCACACGTAATGAATCCTCTTTACCGCATCCTTGCTATATTCAAATACCTGGAATCGTCTATGGGCTGTTGTATAGCCGTGATCGTCATGGTAATCGTCTATCTCATTTGCTGTTGGCATCCTTCTGATTACCGTTCCGCGTTTGTCTATTACTCGCTCATGGTGTAAATGTCCAGTTAGGATCTCCCTCGTCTTAGCTGTTGACCATTCAATAGGGAACTCTGTAGAGAAGTTTTCCGTCAGGTTTTCTTCCTTTTTCTTATCTCCATGATTTACTCCAACAAAGTTAAGTCCTAGCATGTGGACTTTTCTTTCTTTGAAGCTTGTATCAAAATCTGCTTGAGGGAATTTCCCTTTTAGGTACTTAACGAATGCCCATGACATCGATTCATCGTGGTTCCCTTTTGAGTACATGATTTTTGTTTTGCTCTTGTCTATTGCCTCTACAATGATCGGCTCGTAGAATCGCGCAGCATCTTCCCACGCCTTTTCCATGTCAATCTTGCCTATGTGTGTTCCGCTTGCTGTCTGCCCTCTAAAGTTATCTGTATGGAGGAGGTCTTGGCCTACGATTATGAGTATTTCTTTGAATCCTGTTTCGACTAGGTTTAATATCTCGGTTTGCGTGTTTTTATATGTGTCGTAGCTGCTTATACCGAAGTGCATATCAAACAACGGTAAGTTTAGATACCTCTCCTCGCCCGTTGCTGTATGGTTTTGCTTTACGATCACACTCGGTATGTTGCTTAACTTCTCTATGAGGCTGTTCCAGTCGAAACCGTTTATTTTGGTTTAACGGATATCTTACTAGAATAAAGTGTGCTGATGCCGTCTTGATCGCTTTTAACATTCCAGATGTTGCTTCTGGCGCTGATTAACTCCCATGATGCCGTGTCGTAGCCGTGAGCGCGTAAAAGGTAGTTGACATCCTTTGCTTGTTCGACTGACATATGCAGGAGTTTATTGGAACTATGGGAACCATCTGAATGAATCTCGACTGTTTCCTTAAACTTCTCTTCTGCAGGTTGCACTCTTTGCTTCCGTGTTTGATTCCTGACCCACAAGCGAAACTCTTCGCCGCTCTTAAACTTTCCGCTCTTTGCAGCGAGTGATTCCCAACTTTCCGAGATTTCTTTGTTTCGCTTCTTGATGCCGATATCGAGGAGCTCCTGTTGATTCAT